AAAAGCAGGACGCCGCAGAGGCTCAGAAGGACGTATATGCCGAAGCCAAAGGCGACGGATACGACACGAAGATTATTCGCAAGGTGATCGCACGCCGCAAACGCGATCGGGACGACCTGGCCGAAGAAGCGGCTGTTCTTGAACTTTACGAAGCCGCGCTAGAGGGGGGCGAATGATGCAGGTACTGATTATCGCGGGAAATGTCGGCAAGGACGCAGAATTGCGCCGCACCAATGCGGGCGATGCCGTTCTGGGCTTTTCACTGGCAGTGGACAACGGCAAGGACAAAAGCGGAAACAAGCGCGATAGCACTTGGTATGATTGCAGCATTTGGGGTAAGCGGGCCGAGAGTTTGCAAAACTATATCACCAAAGGCACCAAGCTAACGCTTACCGGACGACCGACCGCCCGCGAGCACAACGGCAAGGCCTATCTTGGCATATCGGTAAACGATCTGACATTCATGGGCGGATCATCGAGCGGTGGCGATCGTGGCGGCGGATCGGGCGGGTACGATTACCAAGCGCCGCAAGCCGATCAGCATCCGCCTGCGCGTAATCTGGATGACGAAGTGCCCTTTTAGGAAAAAGCATTGCGCTATCGCTTTGATGCGGTAGCATACGAACACACGGCCTAGGCTCGCTACCGAACACCGGAACCTCCCCCGGCTGGCCGTGTGACCACAGGGAGACGCCAAGGAAGGCGAACACATGACCTTACCCTATCTCGCAACCCAACGCCTCAACGCGAAACCGCTAACCAAGCACATCGAAACGCAGGAACCCGCGCAACCCGTCTACACTTGCCTTGACGAACTTATCGCCGCGATGAAGGCCGACGCGCAGGAAATCAAACGCCGCACTGCATCGCTCAATATGCGCGACACAACGCAAGCCGAAGTACCCGAAGAGGCTATCTTGGAGTTTATCGAGGCAAACGCAGGATGCACGGTCAAAGACATCGCAAGGGCGGTCTACCGAGCCAGTTCAAATATCAGGACGAGATTGACCAGCATGGAGACGCGAGGCCAGTGCAAGGTGCAGATGGTCAAAATCGGCAGGACATGGATTCGCACGTTTTATCCCGTTAGCAACCCGCCAAAAACCAAGAACGGCAGGCCGTACAAATCGAGATTGTCACCAGTCAGGGATAAAGTGATGGCCTTTATCAAAGCAAACCCCGGCTGCACATCTCGCGATCTTGCTGCGCACATGGGCTGCACTGTCAAAGCCGCATCGGCGCATGTCTCCGAGGTTCGCAAAGTCGGCAAGGTCAGGACAGAACGCGCGGCTGGCCGAGGAAACCACATCCCAGCAAAGTATTGGGTGGAGTGATGGGTAGGACGCTTATTTGGTGGTCAACTGGTGCTGCGTCATTTGTAGCGGCCAAGCTGACATTGCGCGATAATCCAGAAGCCATCGTTGTCAGGTGTGAGACTAATAACGAAGACCCAGACAACTATAGGTTTGAAGCAGATGCGATGCGCCACCTTGGGGCAAATCTTAAAGTTCTTCGCTCAGAAGATTATGAGAGTGTTTGGGATGTCTGGCAGAAGCGTAGGTATATGGCCGGCGTTGCGGGCGCACCTTGCACGGGTGAAATGAAAGTTGCTCCCCGCGTTGCCTTCCAGTGCCCTGATGACGTTCATGTCTTTGGGTACACAGCAGACGCAGAAGACGTGAAGCGGTTTGAGAGGCTTAAGGAGAATTACTTTGAGATGACCGTGCAGGCACCGCTGATTGAGGCGGGAATAAACAAGGCGTCCAGCTTGGCAATGGTCGAAAGGGCTGGCCTTGAACTGCCAAGATCATACGCAATGGGCTTTCCGAACGCCAACTGCCTACAGACTGGATGCGTAAAGGCAACAAGCCCCAACTATTGGGCGCTGTATCGGCATCACTTCCCGAAAAATTTTCAGAGAACAGCCGATTACGCACGCGAAATAGGGGCAAGGTTGTGTCGTATTGATGGAGAACGTGCCTTCATTGATGAAATACCGGACGATTGGCCGATGACAAAGCCCATTGTGCCAGCATGTGATTTTCTATGTATGATGCAGGAGGATTGACGAATGATCACCACCACCCGCATCATTCGCGCATCTATCCCCGGCGAGAGCAGCAGCAACGTCGGGTATCTTGCGCTGGTGACAATGCCAACACCGCCGTGGGAGAAACCAGTGAGCAAAGAGGAAGCCAGAAAGCAGGCGAAAGAGATGGGTGGATCGATCCGCACGCAACACAGCAGCACAAGGAAGAAAACATGACGCAAGGCCTTACATCATCACGCCTATTGAGCATGGCAGAGGCCGCGCTTGATTTGGCGAAACCGTCTTGGCGGCAGTGGTCGCCAGAGATGCGGCAAGAAAGCAAAGAAGAAATGATGGGAGTGCTCCTTGGAGCATACAGCGCGAACCCGGTTGGGTTCCGCTGCGGCGTTGCGATGAGTGAGGCGGGACACGATGAGCAATCCCGCCCGCCGCAACAGGAGAATGCAACATGACCGACACACAAGCGCAGATCGTCATAGCCATGCGCCGAGCCAATCGAGCCTTAACTCAAGGCGACATTGCAAAGGCCACGGGCCTTGACGCAGGCGAGGTTCTGAAAGACGTGCTGGCCCTTGGGGCTGCGGGATACATCAGGAAGGCAGGCAGCTTCTACGCGCTTGTCAGGGCGCGTAGGTAATGGCTAGGCCAGCGGGCGGTGCCGAGGCGGTCGCAATGTCATGGTTCTCATGGTTGCCTCAAACACCCGCAGCGGCAAACAGGGGCCAATACGCGACCTCTTCCTTCCCTTGTGTTGCCGCACTACAGCAAGTAAGCATATGTTTTAAGCCAATGAGGACAGTATGAACCAAGCACCCAAGCAAGAAATCGTAGTATCCAACCAACTCCCTAGCAAAGCCAGCTTCGGCGTCACAATGGACACAAAAGAGCAGGTCTATATTCCCGCCAATATCGGCAAGGCCTGCAATCTCGAAGTCGGAATGATCTACAGCGCCATTCTTGTTCCAAACAATCACGACCTCTCAAGCAAAACACCGTGGCTGGCAGTCAAGATCGACATGGGCCGTGGGTCATCGGAACCAACCGCACAGGACTTGGAGCGTGCGCAGGAGGCTCTTCTTGAGATTGAGTACCCAGTCACCGCAGATCAGATAGACGTGCCCGTGCAAACGCTACAGGCGGCGTGGAAGCGCGGCATGATCGTTAGGCTGGAGGCAAAGGAATCTCCAGACCATCCGGTCCACGTCTTCTGGGCCGCAACTCTGGATCACGTCTAAGATTGTGCGGAGGCAGCTTTTCTCGTAAACTCACGGCCATGACGATCATCATCCAGATCGACGAAGGCGTCGAAGCAGAAAGCATTGATCTGGTGATGGACTTCGTTGAAGCCTGTTACGAGCAAGGCATCGAGATGGATGACATCATCGCCTCAATGCTCTGCGCAGTCTCCGCGCTGATCGAGGCCGAGAACGAAGGCATACTGCACTGATCATTTCCATCGGAGGGGTGATCATTTCCACCGGAGGGGCCATGAGCATCAACTTCACCTTCGAGTCCAACCTCGCAAGGACTAACGCCAAGCTGGCGGTCATGGCCCAACGGCAGCTTCCGTTCGCAGCGTCAAAGGCGCTCAACAGAACAGGCGTTGAACTGTTGGCGTGGAATAAAATTCAGATGCGCAAGCGGTTCGATGATCCCGTGCGATACACGCTCAACGCCTTCCGTTTGGTGCGCAGCCGAAAGAACAACCTTGTGGCCGAGGTGCGCCGCAAAGATCGTCCAGCAGGCAAGCACTACCTCGAAGTCCAGCAGGAAGGTGGCTTCCGTCCGCAAAAGGCGTTCGAGCGAAAAATGGAGTTCCGCCTACCCTATAAGGGGATGGTCCGAGCCGTATTGCCTACTAAGCGCACGGCCAATCGTGGCAGCAACGTGTCAATGGCCTGGGTCAACAAGGCGCTCGCTGGCGTGCAGCAGTCCTACGCCTCCGAGGCTTACACCAGAGCAGAGCGCGGCAAATCATCGACAGCGTATCCTCGCTACTTCGTGGCCGAGCCAAACACCGGCAAGAACAAAGCGGGTGGCATCTATCGTGTGAACGCCAAGAAGGGTAAGCCGCAAAAGCTGTTCACGATCCTTGACCGAATGCCGCGCTACAACAAACGTCTTCCATTTACGGAATATATGACGAAGCAGGCGAAGCTGTCCTTCCCCAAGAACTTCCGCCGCGAACTTCGACAGGCGCTGCGCACCGCCCGGTTCCGCTGAACTTTTCCATCGGAGGGGTGAGCTTTTCCACTGGAGGGGGGTGAGCTTTTCCACTGGAGGGGGTAGGCCCGCAATGCTGCGCCGCAGAACGCTCAATGCCGCAGCGCAGAATGGCATTGCTGCGCTGCGGCAACAGCATCTTGTGCCATGTCGGGCATTGGGCCACTACATATTGTGCCGGGGTTTTTTCTGGCGTGCCTGGTGCGCGTTTTTTTGGCCTAGGTCGCGTTTTTGTATTGATGGCCGGCCGGGCTGGCCTTATCTGTTTTCTTGCCGGTTCGGTTCGGACTGGCCTTTCAATGTGTCAAACAAGGAATCACTGTTATGAAAACTGTTTTCACCAACCAAGAGCTGTTTCACGTTTTCGCAAGCGGCACCCAAGAGCATGGCCGCAGCGCCAATGGGAATGTGTTTTTTTCGGGTAACGTGCTTTACAGCTATGGCACACATTTTCCGCTTGCCGTGCGCTATAACGGCAAAATGCTGTTAAATGCCGATAGCTATAGCGTCACAACGTCAAAGCATAAAAGCTATGCCGCAAGAGCGTTGCGGCATTTTGATTGCGTTTACTTGCCAGCGTTGCGCGTTGTTGCGGAGCTTGTGCAGCGCAAACAGCGTGCCGCGGCATATGGCAAGGGACAGGCTGGCAAAGAGGCGCGTCAAGTTGCCATGCAAGATATAGCGCGTGAGGCACGTTCCTACGTTAAGGGCATGGCACGTGAAATTGAAAACGCGCGTGAAAAGCTGTCGCGTGCGCGTGCCGAACATATGCGGAATCACTGGCAACGTGAGATTGCGCGGCATGAGCGTGCAGCGGCATTTGTATGGCATGAGATTGCGGGCAAGCGTTCTAATCCGATTGCGGGTGCAATCAAGGCGGAACGCAACGCAATCAAGGCACGGTTGCAAGGCGCGGTTGCCTTTGACCTTGAGCAATTCACCCGCGAAAACAAAGAGGCGATTGCACGCAACCGACTTGCGGAATTGCGTTCTATGCAAGAGCGGTTGCAGAACGACGAAGACGAAGAATATGCAGCGATTCGGGTTCGCACCGCTTGCGAGTCGGTGCAATCGGAATTGTGTCGCAAGCGGGTTTCGATCAACGCGGGCAACCGTGATTTTTTGACAAAGGCAACGCAAGAGCGGTTGCAAGCGGCATACGCGATAGCAGATTCTATCTGGCAAGAATACTTTGCAGAAATTCACAAAGAGGCGTGCGCAACCGTGCAGCGGTTCAAAGATATGGAATATGCAGAACGCGTGCAGAAATTCCATGCCCGTGAGGTTCACGCTATCGGCACGGGTGATACCGTTTGCCGGGTTCACGGCGATACCGTTGAAACGTCAAGAGGGGCAAAAGTGCCTCTTGATGCTGCAGTAAAGCTATTTAACGCCGCACGCATGTGTCGCTTGCATGGCAAGGCAACAAAGACGGCTGGCAATAGAATTGGCCGCTATCGCCTTGATGGAATCGACTCACAAGGCAACGCGACAATCGGTTGTCATTACCTCACATGGCAAGCGATCGAAGACTGTGCAGCACGCTATATGCCAGAATTGGTTGCGCCTATCGCGGTTGCTGCGGAATGATCCGTGACTGTATCGGGTTCGCTGTTTTTGCCGTGTCGTTTCATGCAGCGTTTCACCTTGCCCCTACGCTATCGGCACTGATGCAACCGTGAGTGAAAAACAGATTAACGCGCTGGCATTGTTGATTATGCTCATGCTCATGCCAATAATTGGATAACAGGAACGCCCGGCACGCCCGGGCGTTTTTCTTTGCGCCACCTATACGCCCGGCACGCATTGCCCGGGCGTTTTTGCGTTTGCCCGGCACGCCCGGCACGCCCGAATCCAATGCGAATCGCAAGCGCGTATAAGCGCCGCAGAGACGCGCGATTCCCGCCCGGCACCCTACCCCTATTGGAATCAGACTAGGCCGCTCATGGCGCGATTCTGGCGCTCTGGTGGCCTATTCTGCGGGCTTGCCATATAGGCACCCGGTCGTGGGTCCTGGCAAAAGGAACGTGTTGCGGGTAGTTCGCGCCACAAACGTATTCCAGCGACAGAATATGTATAAGGGCTTTCATATTAGACTTTGCGGCCTCTCAGGCGTATCCTGCTTTGGCAGGAGGCAATTATGGCAACGCAACACGAAGTCGCAAAACACCTTGGGATCAGCCATAAAATGGTGTCTGATATGGTCGCAATGGGCCAAATCGACAAGCAGCCGCGTGGCCAGTATGACTTGGATAAGTGCCGCGAGCAATACATTTCCAAATTGCGTGAGCAGGCCGCTGGCCGAGCAGCGGCTGGCGATCTGGACTTGGCCGAAGAGCGTGCAAGGCTGGCAAAAGAGCAGGCTGACGCTAAAGAGATGGAGAACGCGACCGCTCGCGGC